CGGCCCTGAAGAAAGTATTGAAGGAGCACATGTTTATTCCTGTGTTCAGCAATGCGAACACTGAAGTTTATTTTACATATGGAGCAGATCTTGATCCGTATATGAAGTCAGTGTGGTTCATGCGTGCGTTGGAGAAAGTCCAGTCAGCAGCCGTGCGTACTGCATGTGTTGTGGTTGGAGGGGATGACAATCTGTGTCTGATTGGATGCAGAGGAGAGGTTATGTCGTGGGAGAGTGATGTGAGTGCCTGTGACCAGAGTCATAATGAGGATTTGGTCATGATCATGTTGAATTTATTCAGCACGATGGGAGTGCCAGAGGAGGTTGGAAATGTTTGGAGGGAATCTTATCTTAGGCCTTTGCGGGTTAAGAATCGTTATCAAGTTACCTTCCATAAGATGCAATTACATACCGGCCATCCTCATACTTCTTTGGCAAACACATTCCTTGTTGGGTTGATGGCGATTTATTTCTGTGTGACGGCTCCACCGTTGTCACCGAAGAAATATCAAGATTGGATTTACGAGGCAGCGAAAAAGCTCGGAATGGAATGGAAGGTTCAGGTCAATGAGAACGTTTGTGACTCTACTTTCCATAAAGGTTTCTGGGTGCCTTGTAAACATGAAGGTTATGCGTATCAATGGTTGCCGTTGCCTTCATCAGTTTGGAAAGCTTTTAAGATCAGAGTTGATAGTTATGTCGGTCATCGTGAGATTCTTTTGCGTTTGGCCTTCAATCAATATCAAAGGATCATTGCTCCAAACACCAATGTCGTTCGTCAAATGTGCAAACGCCAGTTCAAATATATCATGGATAAATTGGACATTTGGGATTTCGAAGCCTCCGCAGTTCATGGGGTCGCGTTTGATCCAAGTGTCTTTGATTCCGCTGGTGCCAGTTTCCAGGTATACCGAGAGCGTAGCATGATCAACAAGGCCGGAGAGAAGGAAGAAGTTGGGACAAATATTTTCAACCAACCCATGGGCTTTGATGAAGAGCCGTGGTGGGATCAAGACCATGAGAGAGAATCCATGAGTCGAAGATATGGTGAGCCAACAGCGGAGTATGAGAGTTTTGTGGAGGTGTGGAATGGTGAGATCGGGG